GTGTGATCAACCCGCAGGACAGCGCATCACTGTGCGGGATCAATGTGCCCAACCACGTGTGCATATCTATGTGCCCAGCCGTAGGAGGATGAGGCATCGTTGCTTGACCTGTATGCGTGAAGTTTGGACCGATTCCTGATTATCTGTTGTAGTACGGCATGATGTACTGTGTGCCGTTGACCTTGACCTGTATGTAGCCCACTGGGTTGGCAGTCAGCGCACTGGCACCACCATTGGCACCTATGGTGCTTTGTGATGTTACCACAAGATCCACTTCACCCGTTCCGTTTTCTGCTATTTTGAGATCGTCATTAGTGTCAGCGGCCTGTATCTGGTCTGACTGGAAGTTGATACCACCTATCCTGTTGGCTATTGCGTCGTCTTCCATGTAGAAACCGTATGTGTTGGTTGCCCGTAGTGTGCCTGTGCTACCGTAGAAGAAATACTCGTTTGTGAATGTGGTTGTGGCATTGTTGCCCGCGTAAAGCGTTGGAGTGGCATAGAAACCATATGCGCTGTCGATGTCTATGGTGTCTCCCGTTGCGGCACTCAATTGGTGGATGGATCTGTAGCCTATCATGTCCTCCACATCCAACGTGCCCTGTCCTCCCGAGCCCAGGAAGAATGCTCCCCCTGTGTTGGCCTGTATCTTGTTGACCTGTGCTGTCGAGGCCGTTGAGTTCTTCACTGATATCAAGTGTCCGATCTGTATACCCGTACCATTCGAAGTTGATGTTAAATTTTGTCCATCCATCTCCACGTCGATGGCATCCATCATCCTGATCCTAGAGAAATTGCTTGAACTACCACCCGACAGTGTGTATGATGCTGTTCTTGAGTTGGGATAATCTGAACTGGTTGGATCGTATGCGGCATTCCTGTAGTGGAATTGACTGCCCGAGTTGCTTCCCGCTGTGCTCCATGCACCCGGATCACCTGCCAACGAATCTCCGATGAATATCCTTCCCGTGCCCGCGGTCTCTATGTGTAGATTGTCATTGCTTCTCGTGGTCTTTATGGTGTTGTCCGACAAACTGATGGCATCTGTTGAGATATCACCCGTGATTGAAATTGAACCCGTGCCCGTGATGTCATTTGAATTGAGATCAAGGTTTCCACCCAACTGGGGTGAAGTGTCCGAGATCACAGTATCAGCACTGAACGACAGATTGCCTGCCCCGTCGGTTTTTAAGAACTCACCAGCGGAACCGTCTGCGTTGGGCCAATAATTGTTGTCCAACTGGATCTTGCCTGTACCGTTTGGTAAAATGTGTATGTTCTGATTGGTTGAATCGTTTTTGACATATAATGCTCCCGATGATCCAAACATTCCTCTCTCACCGGTTGCGTTGCTTGATCGGATGTTGACTGAACCCGATCCCGATGTGTCATTGACCTTTAATTCCGTGTTGGTCAATTGTAAACTTATATCAGCACCTGAAAGATTTTTATTGATATGAATATCTTGTCCAGTGAGGAAAGGTCTTATTGTGTAATCAGTGATTACCAAACCATCCAACCGAACTGATCCTGTGCCGTTTGGATCTAACACGATATTTCCATTTGACACTGATGTGATTGTTTGACCATTCACATCTAGATCTCCACCCAATTGAGGTGTTAGATCGTCCACCACGTTGTCTATGCCGACACCGGAAGGTGAAACCCAACTCAACTGTCCTGATCCATTTGTGGTCAAAAGTTGCCCTGTTGTGCCATCCGCTTGTGGCCAATTGACACCATCCAGCACGATCGAACCTGTTGTGTCTGGAGTGATTGTGATATTGCCAGCACTGGTTGATACAATTGAATTGCCATTGACATCTAAATTACCACCCAATTCAGGTGTTGTGTCTTCTACCACGTTAGACAGTGTGCCTGTTGGACCAGTGATTGTTAACGTATCTCCTGATACTGCTGTGGTAACTCCACCTGCCCCTGCAAATTTAAATGTTTCATTAAGGTTAACAGATGTGCCTGTAGAATCATCACCAACGAATGTTATGGGGTCTGTTGTAACGTCAGTGAATGAAAGATTGCCAGCACCATCGGTTTTTAACACTTGATTGGCCGTGCCATCCGCTGATGGAAACAGCAAACCATTGAGATTGATTTTGCCCGTGCCTGCCGTGGTCAAATTTAAATTGTCATTGCTTCTTGTGGTAATGATGTCGTTGTCATCTATTGTGATGCCATCTGTGTGTAATGCATTTAAAGTTAGATCGTTTTTGTTTTCAATTGCGGAAGTAACCGAATTCCAATTACCTAAAACAACATCTTTATTGAATAAAAATCCAGTGTTTAAATTGCTTATAAATCCAGTTGCTATGGGACCGTGTGTGATTGAGCCTGTAACAGCCAGTGCTGATGTAAAATCGATAGTTGGTATATTACCGTTGTGATTTAGATCAATCTGTGTGCCTGCATTACCTTCAATATTAATATAACTAGATTGCAAGTTTAGTTCACTGTTGTCAGTGCCATTTATTCTGATTACACTGCTGACACCTTCTGTTGAGATCAATGAGCCAAAAGTACTAGCACCCGATGATGTCATGTTACCAGTTAAATTGCCAGTTACGTTACCTGTTACGTTGCCTGTTAGATCTCCAGTTACATTACCTGTTACGTTTCCAGTTAAATTGCCTGTTACGTTACCAGTTACATTACCTGTTACATCACCAGTTAAATCACCAGTTACGTTACCTGTTACATCACCAGTTAAGTCACCAGTTACATTACCTGTTACATTGCCTGTTACGTTTCCTGTTACGTTTCCTGTTAAGTCTCCTGTGACATTGCCAGTGACTGTTGCCGTGATTGAATCTGTGACTTGTAGATCTCCCGATCCATCAAATGCCAATACTTTGATTGCTCTCGTGGCCGCATCTGGTATGGTCAGTGTTGGTGTTTCTGTTGTGGGTTCTGCTAATCGTATGGCTCTCTTTTCAATCTTGTCCGTGCTGTCTATGACAGCCTGTGTCAATTTGTCAAATTCCGCGTTCACTGTCGCGGCCAAAAATGCACCACCTTCTTGGAAATCTATGCTTCTTGCAAGGTTGGTGTCCCTGATCAACGTGACGTTGCCCGATGAGGGTGCAACCACGAAATTGACGGTCCCTGTTCCTGAAGTGCCTGAATCAAAGGCCACCGTGTAATCAACGGTCAGTGTTTTTAATGTGCTACCAACATATACTGCGATGCTGGAACTGTCCGCTATCTCAAAATTGAATGTGAATGCGGTCGTTGAACCATCGGCTATGTAATTTAATCTGGGTGTTGTGGTTGATGTAGTCATAGTTTGTTTTCCTTATTATTTATTTGAATAGATCAATAATGTTAACTTGTCCTCCATATCTTTGCTCTCTGGCATCTCTCTTGAGTTGTTTCTGTTGTCGCACATAGGTCTTGTAATCCAAAATTTCAGTCATATATTCCGTGATCAACGCACGATAAAGAGCCTTGGTCTGCCACAATGATTGCAATCCGAAATATCCCAACATGTGTTTTGTAAATTTGGTCATTTCTTTTTTTATGAATTCACCGTCATCCATGTCCTTGGCAAATCTCACAGCACCTGCTTTAACTCCGCTTATATTTGAAAGAATTTTTGCGGCATCTCCTAAAACAGGTCCCAAATACTCTCTCGCAATTTCACTGCTGGTTTTGGTTCGTACTTTTTTGTCTGAAGATAATTGTTTAATCATGGGTTCTGCCACTGTCATATAAAAATCACTTATCAAACCAGCCACACCTGATTGCTGTATTGATCTGTATAACAATTCACCTGGATCTGTCAATGGTGATTTACCTGCTGTGACTTCTTTCAACTGTGCCACAACCACACCCATGGTCAACATGCTACCTGCCAATGTTACCAGTGGCCATATGTTATTAATTTTGTCCAGTGCGTCAATCAACTGACCGTTGTTGTCCCTCACTGCCTGTTTCCTTGCAATTCTTCTCCACAGCACTTTCCTTGTGTACGTGATCGGGTGTGTTTTAAATTGTGTTACTAATTTAACAAATTGGCTGGCCATTGAACCGTCATCTGCTTTGAAAAATCTGCCCGCGGCTTTGTCAAATTCTGACGGTTTGATCACCATGGTATCCACAGCATCTCTGATCACACTGATCATCTTACTTTGCAAACCTTTGGCTGTTGATAGATCGTCTTTTATAGCATACAGATTTAATCCACCATCACTGTCAATGATGTTTTGGGTTTTTAATAATTTTTCCCATTGTGTTTTGCCCACACCAAATTTTTCCATTTGTCCCCTAAATTGTATGTCAAGGGTATCCCATGCTGTGCCTTCTTTGATCATTCTACCAAGATATTTTTGATACACAGTGCCCACTGATTTCTGTAAACTTTCAGTCCACCAGTTCAAACCTGAAACTTTGAATATAAACTGTGTCCAATTGGCAGTTCCTCTTTCAAATTTACTCATGGGACCTCCCATGTCGATCAAGCCAAATCTTTCACCACTGTTGGCCATCCATGCCTGTGCAAAATCATGTGTCATTAATTGGTAATTCCTAACGTTGGTCTTGTTCAAACTTCTATAAACAGGCACTCGAAATATGGCACTGATAAGTTCTCCTGCGGGCAATTTGAATATGTTCCTGCCTGCCCATGCTACCACAGGAAGATCCATCAAACTGGTTATGACGGCACTACCCAATCTTGCTCCGGCCTGTACTGATCTTAAACTGGTCAATACTCTTGCTGTGGTACCAAATTGTTCTTTGATCTCTGGTTGTATTGATTCTTGTAAAAAATTTATTGCACTTTTAAAACCGTCTGTTTTTCTACCTGGAATTTCACGACCTGCATTTGTTTGTATTTTTTTTATTATATCTTGATAGTTTGCACCAAATTTTTCTGTCAATGCCAACAATCTGCCATTTTCGGTGATGGTATTCAACATCATGGTCAAGGGATTTTGATCCGGTGAATATTTCTGTGACATCTCAAACATGTCATCACCTGATTTGTATGTCAATGGTTTACCACGAGTTTGATCTGTCTTATTATAATTTTTTACAAGATTATCAATCTCTCTCCAATTTGCTCCCTCCTGTATTTGGTTGTAGATATCTCGTGCCAATTGTTTTCTTAAATCTATGTCTCCGTGTATTTTTTCATCCAATCTAGGTGCTAGATCTTCCACAAATTCATCGGCATTTTTAGGTAATTTTTCTTTTCTAAATCTAACCTTGATCCTGTTTCTGGTTAATGCTTCTACCTTTTTGGTGAATTTTTTCATTTTTACTTCAGCAGATATCACAACGTTGTCCACAAACGCTTTTGCAAGATCTCTAGCAATTTTATCACCACTTACATTATTCAATACTTTTGCAGAAGGATTGTTAATGATATTATTGTATTCTCGCATGAAATTTTTTTGATTGGTCTTGTCTCCAAACCATCCGTCAAACAATGCCCTGTCATTGGTTTCACCCAATATGTCCAAAGCCTGTCTTTGAAAATTTGCCGCAAGTACTTGCGATTGATTCCGTATCAACAGTTCCAACGGATTGGTGTTGTATGTGAAATTGGTGTTGTAAATCTGTGATATAAATGCTTCTTCATATAATCTTTTTTTGTTACCAAATTTTTTATCACCCTTATAGATAACCATTAAATTATCATATGTGTCTTTTAATTGACGTTGAAATTCATCTATATTTTTAAATCCAACCAATTCTGATTTTATATCATCTAATAATTTTTTATTTGGTTCTGTATTGATAGTTTCTAGAAATTCATCAAGATACGTTTTACCACTATCAGGATTGATATCTTCCATCTGACGATTTTGTCTAGCAAGATCCTGTTGTAACCTATTGAAGTCTGACTCCAGTCTGGCACGGTAGTTGTCGTCTATTACATCTGGCAACTGGTTTAGTTTGTTCTGAAATATTTTCCAACAATTATCTGCTGACATTATGTTCTCCTACAAATGTTATAATCTTTGGTTGCTGTCTCAATTGTTTCCTTGTTTTTTAGTCTGTCAAATAAAATTTTAAGTCTTGCTTTAGCGGCCAATATTTCTTCACGAGACCTTCCATAACCACCTTCGGTTATGGCTCGGGTATATATTTCATCTATATCTCCCACATCAACTAGATCGTTATTCCTAATTTCCAATCCGTAAGTTCTCAATTGATCTGCGGTGTATGTTTGTGTAAATGTTTCTATTGCCTCTGATCTAGTCGCTGTTGCTGTCTTTACACTTTCCAACTCTTCTGGTGTCCTGCCGGCATCCACTTCATTGGTTTCATCGATCCTGCTGACCACCCTCATTGTTTGTTGTGTGTCTGCTTCTCGGTTTGGTTGTAAATTATTATCAACTTTTGTTTCATATGATTCTATTTGATTGGTTCTGACAGTGTCTGTTCCTGGATTCAATCCCTCGTCTGTCAATTGTTTCCTCAACGATTCGATCACTGCTTTTCTTTCAGTTTGATCTGTTATCACTGTTCTTTTTCCGTTTTGATTTCTTATGATACGTCCGATGTTTTCATCGAAATTTATACCTCTCACGGCATCTGGTTCTATCTCGTATTCAGTGCCCTTGATCACAAACAGATCATCAAGATCATCCAGTGTGGTCAAACTTTTTGTGTTGTCTATGTTGAACAATTTATTAAACACTTTTTCAGAACTAGTGATTGTGGTCTTGTTCAATGCTTTGGCCTCTTGGTTGGCAAATTCATTGATCTGCTCCCTGTTGGCTTCCAACGTCCTCTGTGCATCAGTATCCTCAATCCTAAACTTCACATCACTGCTACTGTTACGACTGATCGTTGGTAATATTTTTGTCAATGCTTTGCTAGGCCCACGCAATATGATAGTGCCTGTTGTGTCAGTGACCACTTCAATAAAATCTTTGGTTGTTGTTATGTTGGCACCGTCATCTAGGTTCCTGAATATCTTTCCTGATGTGTCCACATAAAAATTTTCTATGCTTTTGGCATTGAATTTGAAATCACGTATGTTGTCAAATCCATTGTTACGTAGTGTGACAATATTTTTATTCAATAGATCACCGATCGTTTGTTCGATGTCATATTCTGGATGTTGATTACGTCTCTGTGTGATCAGATTGTCTGCTATTGTTTTGGGAGCAGGTCCAAGATTCATTGCCCTCATACCTTTTGCCAATCCAGCAAATCCACCATACAAAGTGGCACCCGCACCAAAGGCAAACATGGCATTCACTGCCGCTTCCTCAAAACCAAATTCTCTACCTCTGGTCCTGTAAGCATCCTTCATCACTGGAAACAAACTGGCTTCTATACCAGCATTCACTCCACCCACCATGGTTGCTTTGGTCAATAATGATTTTCCAAATCTAGCGATCGGCAATGGTATGTAATTGATCGGATCCAAGAATGCTGATCCCAGCATACCCACAAATTGTCCAGCATAGTCAAATCCTGTGCTGTTGTCTTTTGCGGTCTGCATCTGTTTGGACAACTCCAATGTTTCGTGAGCCCTCCTGACCATTTCATAATTCAATCCTTCGAACCATTCCAGACCTTCCACATACAAAGGATTTGCTTCATTCCATTCTGTTTGTGGTATGCCCGCATTTTTTTGATATTGTGCGTTCTGTAATATTGATTGATCCCTTAAAAGATTGAGTGTAGTTTCTTGCCAACCTGATTTTACACCCAGTGTGAAATTGTCAAAGAATCCTTTGGGTGTAGGTATCGCTTCACCTGGGGTATCTGCTCTAATTGGTCTCGGTGCTGTGAGAACCATTATGCTCCTCCTTCAAATCCACCTTCACCCGATATCGCTGGTGTAAATTGTGGTGCTTCTCTCACTATGGTCGTCAATGCTTGTAACACACTCATCTGTACAGGCATGTCATTGTTGGTTGTTAAATTCTGTATCGAATCAAAATTTTGTTTCCAGTATTTTTTCACGTAATCTCTGGTTTCCTTGTTTTTCAATCTGGATAGGTATGATGATTTTGCACCCAACCATAACAACATAGCATCGTCGATATTGTTTTGATTGGTCAATGCGAGACTGATACCATCCGCTATCTGTTTTTCCATTGTGTTCTGTGGAAATAAATTACGACTCATTGAATCTTCATACACCTGTTGCATGTCATAACCAGGAACTGCATCACCCAACACAATTTTGTCAAACAATTGTTTTTGTGTTTCCTCGGCAAATTTTTGTCCCCAATCATCAAGCGTGTCATCAAACTCAAATTCTTTTGGACCCAATCTTGTGTTAACCATACGTGTGGTTTTACCATCATTGGTGTTCTGCCATTGTTTGTACCAATTTGCATTTTTGTGTTCGTAGTTCCATGTGAATTCCTTGTCCTCGCTGATCACCATGTCCTTGTCTGGTGTAATAAAGAATGTTGCATAAAAATTATCACGCTCACTGCTTGGTAGTTTTTGGTTGATAGCAGTTGTGACCACCCTGTCATCAGATTTAAATATCAATTGTCCATTTTCCTGTACCACTTTCATGTTGTCTATCATATCATCCAATTCATCATATGTTTGACCATCTGCCAGTGTGATACCGTATCTGTGCGGATTCTGTTTGACGTCATTGATCAATTTTGTTATTTCCGTCTGTCTTGAAAAACTGTTATTTCTCGCATCCATGTAAGTACCACCTGCCATGTTCTTGCTCATCCATGTGATACCATCACCAACATCATGATTAATTTTTACATAATTTGCTTCTATGAAACTTTCTGCTTTTCTTTTGGCTTCATCAACAGTGGCTCCTGTGCCCAAACTTTGATACATGATCTTTTTGACCACATCAATGGTTGATTTACCAAAACCCGTGGTTTGATCTATACCATCGAGAAGATTTTGATCTATCACTGCCTTGATCGCATCATTGACATCTGTTTGAGAAATATCTGCTCTAGATGTTGCCGCGGATTTGTATTGATCCGCATTCTTGATAGCATCAAATAATATTTTGGAATCTCTGGTATTCTCACTGCTTGTGGCCATTTCAACAGCGGTCAATATGGCATAACCATTTGTGTCTTTTTGTCCTCTCAATGCTTCATTGATATAACTGCTGGCCGCTTTGCCTTGCCTGCTTCTCATATTGATTGCAGTGTTTTGGAATGCGCTGTAATCCTGTTGGATACTTTGTTGTATGGCCTCCAATTCTACGTTTGCCTGTATCCTGCTCACTCTCAAACCTCCTGGTGGAACACCTGTGTTTTCTGAAACAATTTTTTGCATTTGATTTGTGCCTTCTGACGTGCTCAAATCTATGTTGTAACCCAGCCTGTTGATGAAATAATCAGTGACATTGTTTTCAGGTTTGAATGCTTCGATTTTTGCTTTTTTCTCTTCGTCTATGGCTTCTAATTGTAATTCCAATGTTTCTATTTGTTTGGCTTCTGCATAATTGCTGGAATCCAGTGTTTTGATTTTTTCGTTGATCTTGCTCTTTAAGAAATCTATCTGTGCTATAGGTGTGGTAATAGCAGTTGCTCTTGCAGTACCAATTGATATTTTTTGTTGATAATCTATTTGTGCCGCTCTTATTTCTTGATCTGTGTAACCCGCGGACACATATTCTTCAAAAGGAAATGGTGGTATGTTAACTTTCAATTGACCATCCTCAAATCCAAATCCAACTTCTGCTTTTGATATCCTGTCCGCTGACTGTTCAGTGGTAAATTTCAATTGCTCTCGTACCTCTACCAATCCCTTACGTTGTTTTTCAATCAATGTGTCTATGGTGTTTGAATACACTTCTATCTCTGTCAATGACATCCTGTCCCCACCCGGTATCACTTCAGAAAAATCATAGCCTTCGTCCTCACCACCCAATGGATTGCCGTCCATGGTATATGTGCCTTCCACAATCTGTTTCTTGAGTTGGGCTGTGGCTTCCGGATCATTTTTGACTTTGTTGAAATCGGCCAACACAAATGCGTTCACTATGTCGGATCTATGCCCCGCTTTGATCTTACGCATGTCTGCTGTGCTCAAATTGAATTGAGTTTTGATGGCTTCGTACTTGGCTTCTATGTCTCCAAAATATTCCATCAATGAATCTGTGTATCCTTGATTTTGTAAACTTAATGCTAATTTTCTCACTGAATCATCAGCACCTTTTTTTACCACATCTAAATTTTGTTCAAATTGATCCTGTCTTTGATTTGCTGATACTTGTAACAATAAATTGTTTCTTGCCTTGTCAAATCCCAAACTCAATTGTGGTTGAAGATTGCTTGGCAGTGTCTTCATCCAGTTGCTTTTGTATTCTTCTGATGCCTGTGTAAATTTATCCGGATCTAGGCTGTATTTCTCCCCTAACTTTGTGAGTTCATCTTCCAACTCTAGGCTTTTTGATGTGATGAATGCTGTGTTGGCACCTTTCTGGTAAGCCTGTGCTGTCACACTGAATGCGTTGGTTGGTCCCACATAATTTTCACCTTGTTCCAGTGCTTTCTGTTGTTGTTCCACACCTTTTGCAAATGCGGCTTCACTGGCCATTTGTGTGTCCAATTCCGTGGCTATCTTGGTCAAACCGGAAACAATTTTTGTGGCACCCGTGCCTGGTGTTGGAGCCCTGTAGGTAGATTGTGCTGTTAAATTACCACCTGAATATTTTGGAATATTAATTGCTTTGGCCATTATGATGATCCTTCTGTTGCTGTTCTAATACCACCTAATTTTGTCAACAGGCTGTCTCTGCCTGTATTAGTAGTTGTTGTTTTTGGTCCACGATCCATGAATCCTCTTGTGCCCAATACTGTTGCGGCATTTACAAAACCACCCAATACGGCATATTGTGATTCTTGTTCCAATATTTGTTGTTGTTGTTTTTTACCAATAATTTTTTGACTAGTGTTGAAAGCATCCACATAAATGTTTTCCGCGAAATCAGCCGCAGTACCTTCCAATACATCAGTTGGTGATCCTTCGATAGTGGCCCCGGTCAATCCGTACAATGCTCTTTGTTTGTCCAATGCTTGTCTCATCTCTCTTTTTTTCTTCCATTTCCTCAAGGCAAATGCTTCTGCTTCTGTGGCAATTTCGTAGTTGACGAAGTTGGCTTTCTGTTTTAATATCTGTGATTGTAAGTAACCTTGATATATGTTACCAGCGGCACTGATTATCGGTAATCCAATCCTAGCCGCGTTGTATAATGTTTGTAGTGTAGATGTTGTTGTAGCGGTTGTTGTTGCGGCCGCGGCCATTGAACCACCTGAAGTGGCCAACACTGAACTCAATGCGGCTCCACCAGTGGCATAAACTGCCGCTCCTATCAATGCTGTTTTGGCTATATCTTTTGCTGGTGCACACATGGTTAGTTTCGTTTCCTCTCGACTAATAAAATTTGTTCATTTCCCACTTGAAAACTGGAAAACGGTTTAAAATTTAAAATATTTAGCCATTTTACGCTATGCTGATGCTTGTTCCATACCTGTACAATGTGTCTGGCTTTGGGTGTTTGTTGTTCGTTTTTTTCTATCATATTTCGTGCCTGTCGAGTTATATCAACAAAATGTTCAGTTACCATGGGAGTGGCCAAAAACCAATACCAATAAATGTTGGGAAAAGTTTGATAGCCCGCACACAACAAAGGAATATTTTTGTATGTGGCACTGACTCCATGCAAGTTGTCAAACATTTCCAACATCTTTTTTTTAGTGTAACCCTGTAACATTATCTCCATTTCATCCCACCAACGCATGTGATTGATCACATACTCAAAATGTTTTTTGTTCAATGGATGTGTTAAAAAATTATCCTGCTTCTTGGATTTTGCCGAGACCAAATTTCACCTCCGTGGTCAAGGACAACAGAGTTACCGGAAGTCCAGTGTCATTGATCATTGTGACCTGCGGTGTCCTGCTCCAACCCGATAAACGCACACGTTTCATTCCTGTGTATGCTTGTACTGGTACGTTCAAAAGATTGTTGCCAATTTCTTTGAATGGTATTATGAAGTTGTCCACTTTGAGATATTTGCTATTGTTGAATTGTAATTCGCATTGAACTTTCCTTACACGCTCTCCCAACGTGGTCAGGTTTGCCGATGCTACCTGTACAGGCAATGTCTTGGCAGTTGACGTGTAGGCATGTCCTATGGCCGTGTTTGAACTGGTCCTAGTCAATGTGAAATTGCCCGCGGCCGTGACTGTGACGTCAGGGTGTACTTGGCCATCTGCTATGACCTGTACTGTTTTGCCTTCCAATCCCTGTGCACCTGTGAAACTCTGTCCCGTGGCACTGGTTGAATGATAACTGTCCAGCCAAACATCGTCCTCGGTCAGTTTTTCTAAAAATAATTTGGTGTTCAGTGTTGATCCATCACTGCTGTATCTTTGTGTCAGTGCATATAAACTGTCATCTACCACACAAAGATCTTTAAAAAATCCATTCGTGGTCCATTTTGTCCAACCCACAACGGTGTATTCTGTGTTGACACCCAGCACTGCCATGGTGCCATCATCGTTCAACGCAAACACAAAGTTGTTGTTGGTGTCATCATAATTTTTTACGAAAGCAAGATTGTTGCAACCGGACAGCATGTCATGATGTACCAAGTTGTAGTTCTTGGCCGAATAAGCATCTGTGTTGAAGTTGTATACGAATGCCCTGACCACTTTGCCACCCCTTTGTGGGAACAATACCTCATTGTCAACCACCACTGGTCGTGTACGATCTGCACCTATACCATAACGTGTTTGTTGTCGGATTAATATATTGCTGGGAGTCACGGGCTCACCACTCATGTCAAACTCACCATCTGATGTGAATATGAAAAGAGATTGTTGTGATACCAAATGTCTTATGATGTTCAATTCGTCTGATGCTATGGTAAATTGCAAACCAGATACGTCAGTGATCTCTCCAGTGACATTTCCAGTACTGGAAACCACTCTGCTGTAATTGTCAAAATTGAAAAAATCTCCGGTCTGTGATCCAAATATGGTCTGTGGTTTGTCCCTGCTACCACCAAATATCAATCTGTTTTGATGGAATGACACTGATCTGGGCCATCCTCCACCCAGTGTGCTTGACAAATTGCTGAAAGCATCTATCTGCCATTCGTGTCCTTGAGCGGCCTCGTTGTCCACAAGATCGTATGTGATGTCACACACTGCCACCGTTGAACTGCTAATTGATTTGATCTCTGCCATTCCTCCATTAATGTCTATGTGCATGCCCACGTGTCCATCTGGCCACGCGGCATCAATCCATGCGTATGAGCCACCCGACAGCGTGAAGTTCACGTTGTTGCCCGAATCACTGGCCGGTGTCAGCGTGGTACCAAAATTGAAGTTGGTCTGCGGCAAGTGATCAAAATCTAGATAAGTGCAGGTCCAGTCCGTGTTGGTAGCACCCCTCACTAATTCTATGGGTCGCATGTCCGCATGCACCATGATCATGTAGTCAAAACTCTGTGTGAACCTGATCTCGTCTATGTTGTCGGTGTCTATGGGTATCACGTTGCCGTCCGTGCCGTTTGTGAGTTTGACGATCCTGACGTCGTTGTAAAATATGTGTATCCTAGCGTTGCTGGATATTGTGGTGTCCTGCGGTTCTATCAAGGCCACGTATTCCTGTCCATCTGAAAATTTGAAAGGCAACATCCTTGATTTTGGATGGAACCCTATGGTGTTCAAAGTTGTTGAACCATCCGGTGTGGTGGCATCATCTGGATGTGCTGAAATAAATTTGAAACCTTTACGTTTGGTTAGACCACCTTGTGGTAAACATAAAAAATTTTCACAGGTCTCTAAACCTGCCTTGTAGATGGGTGTTTCTCCCCTACCTGCTAGGAATGGTCCAACCTGACCCTGTGTAAAGTTGTTTTGTGTGAATTTCCTTGTGGCCATTAACTTTCATGACGTAGATAACGTGAATTTGAACTTGAAACATTGCCCAAGTGAGCCTCGATCAGTCTGCCCGCTGGCATCACGTTGGTTGGTGGATTTTCTTGTCCATCTGCTATCCTTGCCGCTCTCAATTTGATGTTGAAGTCATTCAGCAACCTGTCATTTAGGGTGCCTATACCAGTGATGGCCTCGTTGATTTCATAGGCCACTTTGGCAACCAGTGCTTCCACGAAGAACACCGGAAAATTGTCCTCATCCATGTCCTGCACGTATTCCAAGAACAGAGTTTGGTGATTGCTGTAGATCTTCTGTCCTTCCACTGCATATTCATCCAAGTACAGACCTTGATCATTGAACACCGATTTGATCCTGATGATGTCACCTGGTAATGAATGTACGTAAGTGAAATTCTTGTCAGTGGGTGTCTCGTTGAGCCTGTTCATGGCCTGTTTGATTATGGCAAAGTTCCAGAACGTGTAGTACAACAGACCCTGTTTGGTGGTCTCGTACATGGTAGAACACACATTGGCTTCGTGTGATCCTTCAGTGAAACTTGCTATTGTGCCGGCACCACATTTGGTCAGTGCCTTGTTTGATATTGAAATGTTTGTTTCCGTCATAAAGTGGAATCCCTTTTGGTTGTAGTGTTATTTATACACAAAAAAAAAGACAGGCCCCCGAAAGGGCCTGCCTTAACGTTAAAAGATTATAGGAAAAAATCCTATAATATTTATTACTCTGTTACGTTTACAGTTACAACACCCTCTGCGTCGATAACTGTTGAACCACCAGACATTGTACCTAATACTAGGTGCGATGCTTTGTGTGGAACGTAGTCGATTCTAGCAGTCATGTCTTGTGCTAACGCTAAACCTACTGCGTCTTTCTGTATCGCAAAACAAGTTCTCACACCTGATGTAGTTCCTGTGTTGT